CCGGTTTCGAGGAAGTTGCGGAAATTCTCCATTTCTGATGGAGTTCCCTGGCGTTCTTCGCTGCCTGCTTCGTTCTTTGGAAGATTTGTGTCGAATCCGTTAAGGAAAGCGGCTCTTTCTTCTGCTGCGATTTCAGCAGAAAGCTGGCGCAATTCTGCTTCCTTTTCACTGTAGAGCTTCTGCTCTTCATCGTTAAAGCTGCGTTTTTCAGCGATAACTTTTTCATTCATTTCGCGCATTTCAGCGATAAGCTGTGCGCGTTTTGCTTTCTTATCCATAAAGCAATCTCCTATAATTAACAGTTTTTGAGCAAGTCGAGCTCGCGCTGTCTTGCCTCTGCTGCAAACACTGCCTGGCGCTTCTCTTCTTCCTTCTTTTCAGCTTCAAGTCGCTCCGCCTGCAGTTTCTCGATCAATCCGTCTGAAAAACTGCGAGCCGAAATAGAAGTGTGATCATCAGCTGGAATGCTGACAACCGAAACATCATACAGCTTGCGAATATTTGTGATAGTGCGTAAAATTACGCGCTTTTCACCTTCAGAAAACTCTTTCACTTCATCATCTTCGACAACAAAGCGATAAGACATTTTTGTAAGATAGCCGCCTTCAATTTCCTGATGGATTTTGCGGCCTTCTTCAGTTCCGCCCAGATACGCATCAACGCGCAAACCCTTTTCTTCCACTGTCAATTTAAGAGTGTTATTTGAAAGGCGGGCAAAAACACGGCCTTCATGATTCAGATTGAAAATAACATCGCTCATGTCAGTTTTTGCGAATGCTTTTGAATCAACCTGCTCGCGAACTTCCCACTCCTGGCCGCCGATTTTTTCGCGGTAGAGAGTGAAAGGCTGATTAAACATTGTAGAATATCCGGTTACGCGATATTCCGGATTCTCCGAGCCGTTTGCAACAGCACGGAGCTCCATGCTTCTATACTGCTGGCCAGCCTGAACTCTTTCAAGATATTTCTTTACATCCATTTTTAATCCTCCTTAAGATTGTCAGATGTACTGCCAGCATCAGCTGGATTTTGTGCGGCGATTTTGTCAACGGTAGAAAGGTTAACCGGCATAAAGTGCTGATCTCCCCATTCTTCCCGAACTTTTGGCAGATTCTCGCGCTCGAAAATCTGATTCGGAGTATAAACTCCATTTGTAAGGCCCTTCGTATACATTTCCATTCGGCTCTTATAGTCGGCTCTCAGCATTGTATCTGTATCAAACTCGACATAATGATCATTCTGGAATGGATAAGTAAGCAAGCGGTCAAGATACTGCTGCAAGCGAACTACCCACGGGCTCAAAGTGTGTTGTAAGAAGAAAGTATTTGCCTGCTCCTGATTTGCGAACTTTGAATCATCTTTTCCCAGCATATACAGCGGAACACGGAAAACTTTTGCAACTTCGCGCTCTGAATAAGTACGGTTTTCTGCAAGCTGAGCATCCGCATTGCTTTCAAGGTCGAGGGCAGATGCCTTCATTCCGTTTGCAACAATGAACGGATCATTTGCATGCTCTTTTCCGCCGTATGCAGACATGATGCGCTCTTTGAGCTTCTGGGCATCCTCTTTTGAAAACTTCTTTTCATCGTTCGGCACTTCAATCAGAAGCTTTGAATGAATTCCGCCATCGAAACTGTCATTTGTGTACTCGTCGAGAGTCAAACCGAGGCGGGCCGCATGGTAAGAATAGGCGAGCGGAGACACGCCTCTGATAGTTCCGTATCTGTAAGCCGGAATATGAAGGATGTAATCAGGCGAATATTTGTAAATATTGCCTTTGTAATGATATTCATAATAAACATCACCATTATCATCAAACTTTATGACAACCGATTCAGGCGGAAGCGGAATAAGACTCTTCGGAGAGCCGTCTGGATTGCGCCCTGTAAAAATAAATGCATTACCATCCAGCAGCAAATCTGTTGTAATTGTCTGCTTAAAAGTGAAAGGCGCATCGTAATAATTCGGGCGTTTTCGCAATAAGTAAGAAAGGTTAGGGCGGTCATCGCGGATGCGCCCGTTTTCGGTCCTTTTGTAAACATTACAAGTCATCTGAGCAATTGAATCAGCAATAAGCATGACACATGCCGAAACTGTTGTATTTGTCATCAGCTCACTTCTGCTCATATTCGGATAAAAAAGCAGACTTCCCGCACTACGCGAGATAACCGGCAGCTGAGTATCTGTTTTTATACCGTCGGAAGCCCGGCGGATTTCAAATCCTAGGAATTTCATGTATAAAAAAGTCAGTTAAGAGAAAAAAAGCCGGAGGTTACGGCGATAACCCCCGGCACATGCAGAAATGGATATTGGATGTACCCACCTAATATAGTCAGTTATTAAAAAACATAATCCTCAATCGAAACTGCAGACTGCTTTTCTTCATCCGCAATCGAAACTTCAAGTCGGTTATTTGCCATTATGGAAGTAATAACTCCATCTATGCGCTTTGAGGTCTTGTTTGTATCGGGCTTAATCGGTTTAATATTGCCGTTTGCATCAGGTTTTACCGTTGTACACGAAACCATCCATGCCATAACCGGATTATTATCTATGATTTTGCCCTCTGCGACTGCCTGCTCCCATGCCTTTGAAGGCTCACTCATGCCGATAATAGACTGAGAAAACTCAACGCAGTTAAACTCTGCTTCAAGCCCCTGGATCAGATGCTCTGCAAGATTGCGGTCATAGGCTATTTCTTCTATTTCGTATTTCTTTGAATCGTCGCAAATCTGATTATACATAAAAGAAAAGTCCTGAGTGTCGCCCGGAGTCGCTGTGATATAGCCTTCTTTAATCCATTGGCGGATTCTGTAGGAATCCTGCTTCATCTTTGCATCAATCTGGCCTTCCGGAATATAAAAATAATGCTTAGCATAGCGCTTGCCCTTTCCTATGTCGAAATACCAGGTTAAAACAGTGAAGTCGAGCCTCTTTGAAAGGTCAATGCCTCCCCAGCATCGCAATTTCAAAAGCTTACTTTCATTATATTTCTGATAGCACTTGCTCCAGCGCTGTTCTGTAATCCATGCCTCCGCAATATTCATCCATTCATTAAGATTTTTTGTTCTGAAGGCAGTTTCCTTCGTTGCAGAAAGCATTGCTTCACGGTAGGCGGCCCGCATTGCATCAAGCTCAACGGAAATTCCCAGATTCGGATTCGCTTTATACCAGTTTTTCTCAATCTTCCAGTCGTCGCCTTTGTCAAGCTCGTAGATTATGCAGAAATATTCATCATTTTCATAACCATCCGCGCCGGAAAGCAGTTTTTTGCAATTTTCGTACTCTTCAAAACATGGCGCATTTCGGTTATTGCCCGCCGTTGTGATTATGAACATAAGAGGCTGTTGTCTGGCCCGCATACCGGTGTCTATTACATCAAGTAATTCTGTAGTTTTATGAGCATGATATTCGTCAATTATAGCGCATGAAGGGTTTAATCCATCGAGAGTGTTGGAATCTGAGGCAAGCGGCTTCATGGAACCATCTGCGCAAGTGAGCGAATGGGCGAGGGGCTTAATATATTTTTTCAGGTCCTTAGAATATTGAACGGTTTTCTTTGCATCATCAAAAACAATCCGCGCCTGATCTTTCTTTGTTGCAGCTGAATAAACCTCCGCGCCCGGCTCTGTAATAAGATCATAAAGCGAAACGCCTGCAGCAAGGAAGGATTTGCCGTTTTTGCGGGCAACCTGAATATAAGCTTTTCGGAATCGCCTTTTTCCGTTATCTATACGGCGCCATCCGTACAAAGATGCAATAATAAACTGCTGCCAGGGCTCCGGCTTAAGCTTCTGGCCTGCGAGCTTGCCCTTCGTATGCACCAGCAGAGAAAAAAATATAATTGCGCTTTGGGCCTTCTTCTGGTCAAAGTAATAAGGAAAAGTTCCGGCTTTGCTCTTTTTCAGGTCCGCAACATGGCGCTTAACTGCAAGCTTTGCCATTTTGCAAACCGGCACTTTCCCGGAAGTAACCTCGCGGATATATTCTAAATATGTAAACTTGAATTTCTCTGCCATTGTAAAATATTTTTAATCACAAATTAAAGTAATTTCATTCTGCATCTGAACGCCTGCGACTTTATCATCTGTCGATTTTATATGATAATATTTTTCATCTTCATTCACATATACAAAGATAATCGCATCATCATCAAGCCCCTCTAATTCTTTTAATAATTCTTTCTTTGTCATTTGGCGGCCTCATCTTTTATATATCCACTTCCATAGCAGACTGGGCACTGCATAAGCCCTTTTATACCTTCTCCCATTGAAACCATTCCCATTCCTTTGCAATTCTTGCATTTCTTTACTTTAATATTTTTCATCATTTCCTCCTTATTTGGATTATGTATACAATCAATGCAGATTTCAGTTAAACCACACGGTCCGCACATAATTTATTATTCCTCGAAAACTTTCTTTATGAAGTTTTCATAAAAAGATATTATCTTTTCTTTCGGCGGAACGCCTTTCTTGAAAACGTCAAAAGCCTGCAGCACTTTCTCGCCGTTCTCGGTGATAATCATGCCGCCTTCCCAGCAATCAAAGTGTAAACCATTATGATAGAACTCCATCATCAGGAATCTCCTTCAAAAAGTTCTCCAGCTTTTCTAAAGCTAAATACTGTTTCGCCTTAGTTACAACCTTCATTAATTCACATGCACTAATATCCCGCATTATTTTCAAGGCTTCTTCACGCCACTGCTTCATTGTGTCATTATCATTATGGACCTGCTCTCTATAATCATGAATGAAGCTTCTCCTAAATTCTTTTTCTTCAGAAAGATCCTTTTCAAGCTCTGCAATTTTATCTTCCGGGCTGATCCATCTGCCGCAACCGGCACAATCCCGCTTTTTATTATTTCCGCATGAAATATTTCCGCAATTCATACATCCCTTCATTTTCAAATCTCCTATTCTTTATTCACCTTATCCCAGAAATGGATTATTAAACAAACTATCACGGCTAAAACCGCACCGATAATGCATGCAATCGCTGACTCTCTACTCATCTTTCAACTCCTTACAGCTGATAATTTCTTTTTTGAAATCGTCTTTTGATATTACGATAGTTCCAGTGCATACGTTGTATTCATCAAACCATGCTCCCTCAAAATATTTGTCTTTATTCAGCGCATTGATTGTACCCACATATTTTTCGATTGTAGTGTGCTCTTTGCCTTTATCATCCTTCCAGGTAAGGCGGCCCTGACAATAATACAGTTTTCTTTTTTTCACTTTTCCCACTCCTTATTGATTACTATGTCAAAAACAATATCGTTATTTGTTTTCATAACCCGCATTTCTTTTGATTGCGCTTCCTGCGCAGCTGTAATCTGCATCATCTGTTCCTGGAGTGCTCTGTTATAAGCTTTTACAACTTTCAAATCATGGATGCATGCAGCACAACAAAAAATCACGATAACGCAACAAAAAATCATTAAAAATAAAGCACAATGTTTCATTTTGACTCCAGCATAGAGTCTACAGTCGCCATATAACGCTCGCATACTGCAGCACACTGAACGGCTTCTTCTGCAAGTGCAATTGTGCTTGCTTCTGCCTGGTAGATAACTGTTGAATCATTCCAGTTCATTCTTACATTCTGCCAGATGGTAGAAAGCTTATCTTTCAAAAGCTGCAGACTTTCTTCTGCCTCTTCAACTTCCTCTTTTAATACTGCAAAGCCTTCATGCGGGCTCGCATAGTGCGCACCGTATTTTTTTGTAATTGCCTGCAGTTCATAGCATACGGCTTGATTAATACTGACTAAAGCATCACCATTGATCATATTTCCTCCCGCAATCAATGCCATTTTTTATTATAATAATTATGATCTCTTCCAGAGCCCGGCTTATATACAATAAAGATTCTGTTTTCATCGAGAACAAGAACCGGCTCATAGTAAAAAGTTTTTCCGAATAAATCTTCTGTAATTCCCACGAAGAAAACTGTACTTCCGTCATTTTCCTTTCCGACTATTTCAAGCTCTCGATTAAAAAATCCCTTCAGGTCGGTTTTTGTACCTTTACCCTCTGGATTGAGCGACTGAAGAAAGCGCTCATTATTATCTTCCGAAACCTTATAATAGATTCCATCGGATGCAGAATAATCTGTTTCATATAATGCCATGGAGCCCTCCTATCCATTGCCCATTAATTCTTTTAATAAATCGCCGTCGTCTTTTTCTTTCGGTTTTACCCGCATGCGCGTTCGGGCCTCCGGCGTAACTCCGAACTTCATCATTATTTTATGGAATCTGTTCATGTGCTGAGTATAAGAATCGAGCAGATTCATCTGCCGCGTTTTATCAAGCCCCTTCAAATAAACTCCATAACTCTCGTAACCGTTCACTTGTTCCAGGCAGTCCTGCGCTATATCGTAAGAAGTGAAAGCATCTTTCAAAATAACCGCATCCACAACCGAAACAAGCCTGGCAGAAACCATGGCCGGAATTATTTCTTCCCACTTCTCAGCGGCCCGCTTTGAAAGGCTCACCGGAGCCGGAAGTTTTTCCAGCGGCTCGATTGTTATACCGCGCCCCTCATGCCTCGATTTCTTGTATGTACCATTTGCAATATGTTCATCAGTGCTTTTCGGCGATCTCCCCATTTTTCAACCCCATCATCATTTCGATAGTTCCAGCCGGAACTCCGTTTTTGTATTTTTCGCGCAGAGCTGAAATTCGCTCCGGCGTGTTTTTATAATGTTTACCTGAATATCTTTTTTCGCCGTGTTGCAGTGTTTTTGAATAATAGTAACAATACAATTGTTTATACTCATCCGCGCCCAGCTGCACACGCAAATCAATCAATTCCGGATCAGTTTCCCTCGGCATAAAAAAATCCTTCAAGCTCAATTTTTTTTTGTTTTCTTTTTTTTGCCCCTACCTTTTTTTTCGCACCTGCACACAAAAAAG